ACCTTTGACTGTAAATCAATTTTCTGCGGTTTGTAGTTGGGGGTTCAATATTGGGAGTGGGAACGTGCAAAATTCTACACTCAGAATGTTACTGAACCGTCAAAACTATGAAGGTGCAGCGGATGAGTTTCCTAAGTGGCGTAAGGCTGGTGGACGTGTGTTAAAAGGTTTAGTTAGACGTAGGGTTGCTGAGAGGATCTTGTTTCTCACACCTAATTAATCGTTTGAATGAAAGTAATAGCATGAAAAAAGACGTAAAAGCTGAACAATTAGCAGATGGTACTGTAGTATCATCACACAGCATAGAGATAGTATGTGCCGCTTGTGGGTATGACCTTGATGAATCAGAGCTAGCCGCTGATAAATGTTCGGACTGCGGAGCAGATCTTGGGTTAAAAAAGAGTGTAACTATACAAGCAACCTCTGTCCCTGCTTATGGAGAGGTTTAGGAGTAATTAGTAATGTCCTTAAAGAAACTGACGTTAAAAGCGGGCATAAACAAAGAAATAACTAGATATTCCGCTGAGAATGGGTGGTATGACTGCGATAAAGTACGTTTTCGTCAACAATTTCCTGAAAAAATAGGAGGTTGGCAACGTATATCGCAAAATACTTTTCTAGGAGTTTGTAGGTCTTTATGGGCTTGGCTTACACTAGCTAATCAAAAATTAGTTGCTGTTGGTACTAATCTAAAGTTTTATTTAGAGTTAGGTGGTAGTTATTACGATATAACACCTCTTCGAGCTACTACTACTAATTCAACTACCTTTGCTGCTACTAACGGCTCTACTACATTAACTGTTACTGATAATGGACATGGGGCATCTGTGGATGATTTTGTTACTTTTAGCAGTGCAGTGTCTCTTGGCGGAAATATAACTGCTACTATATTAAATACAGAGTACCAAGTTGTATCCGTAACTAACGTAAATACATATACTATAACCGCATCCGTAGCTGCTAATGCTTCAGATTCGGGTAATGGAGGTAGTGCTACCGATTCTGCTTACCAAATAAGCCCCGGCCCTGCAGTGCCTGTGCCTTTAAATGGTTGGGGTGCAGGTGCATGGGGTGATAGTACATGGAATAATGGTGGAGTTTCCACTGTGTCTTTACGTACGTGGAGTCAATCTAATTTTGGGCAAGATCTTATATTTGGACCAAAACAAGGGCCAATATACTACTGGACTGCTGACGATACGGTAACCACTCGTGGGGTTCTTCTTTCCTCTCTTAGTGGCGCTTCAGATGTACCTACAGTACAAAATTTAATATTAATATCAGACATAAATAGATTTGTTTTCTGTTTTGGCGCTAATACCATAGGTACGAGTACTCAAGATCCTATGCTTATTAGATGGTCTGACCAAGAAGATGCAACCAATTGGACTCCTTCAGCTACTAATCAAGCGGGTAGTTTGCGCCTATCAAGAGGGTCAGAAATAATATCTGCTCGTCAAGCTAGGCAAGCAGTGAACATATGGACCGATACCGCTATGTACAGCTTGCAGTATGTAGGAGGACAAGTAGTTTGGGGCGCACAGCTTATAGGAGAAAACACGTCTATAATATCTACTAAAGCAGTTGCGTATGCAAATGGTGCTTCTTATTGGATGGGCAAAGATAAATTCTATACGTCTGATGGTAGTATAGTACAAACATTAAAATGTGACTTGTTACGACACGTATTTACTAGTCTTAATAAACTACAGGTCGATCAAATATTTGCTGGCACGAACGAAGAATACCATGAAATATGGTGGTTTTATTGCTCTGATGAAGCTACCACCATAGATCGATATGTTATATACAATCATCAGGACAAAATTTGGTATCACGGTACTTTAGCTAGAACTGCTTGGTTAGACTCCGGGATGCGTGATTTCCCGTTTGCAGCTACCTATAACTCTAATATAGTTAACCATGAAGAAGGTATTGATGACAACGAAACTGGCACTACAACAGCTATAAATGCTCATATAACTTCCGGGGAATTTGATACAAATGATGGAGATAGATTTACGCTTGTGACGCGTATACTGCCAGATATGAACTTTGAAGGCTCTACAGCAGACGCACCCACTGCATCTCTGACGCTTCTACCTCTGCAAAATTCTGGTTCTGGGTACAACAATCCAGTTTCAGAAGGAGGTAACAGCACAGGAGCGGTTGTAAGGTCTGCTACTGCTCCAGTAGAAAAATACACTAATCAGTTAGATATACGTGTACGTGGTAGGCAAATGTCTATAAAGATTGAGTCTACCACAACCGGAGTACAGTGGCAGTTAGGTTCACCTCGTTTAGATATGCGTGTTGATGGGAGAAGATAATGTCCTCTACATTTAATACAAACTTAGATTTTGTTTCTCCACCTCTTGCTTTTGCCCCAACAGAGTACGAACGGTCATATTTTAATCAGTATAACGAAACACTCAGGTTATATTTTACTAAAGTTGACGGCACGTTAAGAGATGCTTTAGCACAGGAATACGCCGAATCTGCAGCGTGGTTTATAGGCTGATGGCTAATAATTATAAAAATGTTAAGTTAGATCTTACAGCCACTAGTGTAACTACGCTGTATACTTGCCCTACAGCTACAACGGCTATATTTAAATCTATATTAGTATCTGAAGACTCTGGTAATGCAGATACTATAACTGTCACACTTACTAATGCTGCAAGCGCTGTTTTCAGTTTGTTTAAAGTTAAGACGGTAGGCGCAAACACTACTATAGAGCTGCTTACAGCCCCATTAGTAGTTGAAGAAGGCGAGATTATAAAAGTTAATGCCGCTACTGCTAACAGGTTACACATAGTTGCTAGCTTCTTAGAGATTGGGTAGATCAATATGGCTCGTATGGAAACTATAAGCAGTAGTGACAAAGAATTACCTAGCGGGGAGATTGTTGCTAAAGCAGTACATCAAATTGATACTGGAGATACTCCAATAGCTACAGTGTTAGCTATTATAGCAAAAGAAAGTACGTTACCTACTGCTGATACTGTTCAATTTGGCAATACTGTATTCCTAGCAAATCGTGGTGTTGGTCCTAATAAAAACAAAATGGTAGGACGTGCATTTAATATAGATACTGGTAAAAACTATCTTAACAATACTTTAGACTATTTAGAATATATACGTGAAAAAGGTATTACACATTATTCTACTTCGTTTACTGGTTCTGAAGTATTGAAGTTAGCACAATTAGTGCAACGTGTAGTTAACAAGAATACGGATAGTAAAGTATACATTGGGGAAAACGATAACGGGTATTATTTAACCTATTTTAGGGCTGGTAATGACCCTATACCGAGGGTTTCTTAGATGGGATGTTCAAGTGTAGCTAACGTAGTCACAGCACCTGTTAAGTTTGTAGGTGAGGCTGTAAGCAGCGTTGCAGATTTTGCTGTGGATGCGGTACTTGAGCCGGTTGTTAGTATGACTAGCAATGTTGTAAAGGGTATGACAGATGACCCTCTTGGAACTATAATTCGACTAGGCGCTATAGCTTCAGGAAATCCTTTTGCTATGGCAGCGGTGGCTGGAGCAAACTCTGCAAGGAACGGTGGCAGTTTTGGAGATATAGTCTTCGCCGCAGGTACGGCTTACGCACTGGCTCCAACAAGTGGAGCTAATACTGGGTCTCTTTTATCTAATAGTCTTAACTTAGAAGCTGGTAGTTTTACCGCTAAGATAGCTAATGCTGCTGCAAGCGCTGCTGCACGACAAATAGTTAATGCGGCGGCTTCTGGAGGTGATACGGCTGAAGCTGGACAAACTGCCGCTGTTGCTGCCGCTGTTACTGCCGTTGCAAATTTTGCTGGTGGCGACGGGGATGATGTTCTTATCGGTGGTTCTGGTAATGACACGTTAAGTGGTGAAGCGGAATACTTACAAAGCGCGGCATTTGCAGATAATTTTAATCTTGCGAAGAAAACTATTAGCGAACAATTAGCCACTGCCGTTGAAGGTTACAGTAGTTTACCAGATGCAGCAAAAGAAGTTATATCAGGAGGTGCTGCTGCAGCGGTAGCTAGCTCGCTTTCTGAAGGGAAGGCACCAAGTGAAAATGAAATTGCTAAGGTAGTAGCTCCTGCTATTACTACTGCTGAAACTACAATACGTGCAATTTCTAATAAAGACTTGTCTGATAATTCTGCAGCACAAATAGCTAGGGTTGTAGGCGATATATCTAGAACTGCGTATGAAGGCGCAAACCCTTACGCAGCTAGAAAAGTTGATGTTTCTGAAGAATTTCAAGGAAAAATTAACGCCGCTATAGATGTTGTTATTGAAAGTAATGACTTAGATAAAGCATTTACTAACATATCAGATAGTGTGAGTAATTTTGAAACCGCTGCACAAAAAGCAAATGAAACAGCATTACCTGTAGATGCGGCTGCAGATGCAGTTAATAAAGTAATAGCTAACGCTACAGCTATGAGAAACGGAGAAGTAGAAGGTTTTTCTAGTCTTGAACAATGGCAGGATGACAATGCCGCTTACGAAGAAGGTGGGCGTACAGATCAAGGACTTCGTGACCGGCTTGTAGCATGGAACACTAAATATAACGATATAACGGCTGGAGAAGAATCTCTACGTGCTGAATACGATAAAGCCTTAGAAATACATACTGGATCATTAAATAACGTCGATGCAGCACAAGATACACTGCTTACGAACCAATCTAACTTGGATGACGTTACTAAACCATTTTATAAAGAAACAAGTAAAGCGTTTACACTAGCATTACGCCCAGATTTTAATGAGGAAGAGTACAGAGAGCGCTATTCTATTGACCCCGAATCCGATGCTTATACCCATTGGCTTGCTACAGGGCGTTCAAATCTCGTAAATAAACAAGAATACGATCAGGAGATAAGTCCGTTCGCTGGAGAAGATGCGGTAAGCCTTGCAGACAACCCTTCTGATGTTACAGATGCAGATATAGCTTCTGGTAAAGCTCGTTTAGAAAGAACTAGTGACGGCACGTATAGGTTTACAAACGCTCCTATTACAATTTCTAGGTTTGACCCAAAATACAATAAGGTAGTTACAACAGAATTTAATTCTACAGAAAATAAATACACAGTTACTGGAGACAACGATGAAACTCTAGAAACAATAACAGAAAATCCTGATGGTAGCTTTACTAGCACTAGCGTATTTGAAGAGGTATTTCCTAAATCTGTAGCTGCTATGCAAGAACAGATTGCTAAACTTAATCCTAATTTAAAAGATTTAAGCGGGTTGAATCCTGCAGCAGCTATAGACGCTGCAAGCAAGTTATCTAAATCTGCAACCCCTGCACCATTTACTTCAACATCAACTCTTGATCCTAACTCTACCGCTGGACAAGATGCGAAACTTATAGAAGCTACTAAAACTGCAGGGATTCCAGCAGAAGGTTTTACTGGCCCTTATTATGAACAAGATATGCGTCAACTTACCAATACTAAAGCGTACGGTATTCTTTTGGACCAAGTACTTAAAAAATATGGTAGTTTAGAAGCATTTAAAACAAGTTATTTAGCGGATAAAGCTCCTAAACAACTTGCAAGTGCAGAACAATCAGATTCAATTATAGTTGATGATAGCGGCGAACCAATACCGTGGAGTACACCTCCTGTATCTCAAGGTACAACCCCAGTAGGTGGTGATATTGGGATTGGTCAGGGTATTACTCCATCAGGTGGTGATATTGGGATTGGTCAGGGTATTACTCCATCAGGTGGTGATATTGGGATT